AAGCAAGATGGTAGATATCTAGATATGCCTGCCCGGCTCAAGGAAGAAACAGAAGCTAATTATAGACTGGCTGCTTCTCTTGAAACATATGCCAAAGGTTTAGATGATATTGCTAAAGCTAGAGAGCGGGACCGTCAGATTGCTGAAGAGTTCAGAATGCAGAATGAATCTGAGACTGACAGACTCCTGCTATCTAATGCAGAGTACGAAAATCAACTAGACCTCCTTGGCAAGTCAGCAGAGGAACAAAAACTAATCAATCTAGAATATCAGAAAAAGATTGATTTGATGAAGCTTGATCTAAAACTCAAACTTGATATCGCTGCAGCTTATCGTAAATCTCCAGAGAATGTTTTACTTGCAATGGAACAAGAGGAAAAGTTAAGAGAAACTTACATGAAAGATGTAGATTTACTTAACAAGAATTCTGCTGTCAAAGCTAGGCAGGCTTATGTAGCTGAATTTGATGGTATTCGTTCAGCAATGTCAGAAACTATCTCCGATGCTTTATTCCACGGTGGTAAAGGTGGTTCTAAGAAACTTCGTGATGCTATCATGGATCAACTTAAGAAGCCTATTAACGTAGTCATCAATGTAATTGCTAATGCTGTTACAAATGGTATTCAAGGGATGCTTGGTGGAAGCCAAGGGGGTATGGCTCAAAGCTTAACTTCTGGGAATAGTCCATTAAGTGGTTTAAGTAATATCAGCGGGATAGTTGGCAATATCGGGTCAATGTTTGAAATTGGTAGTCAGTTTTTTGCAGGGACAATGTCTGCCGCCAATGCAGGTGCGACTATAGCAGCAAACGCAGTTGGGGGAGGATTGGATACTCTATTGGCGTTGAATGGAGCATATGGAACGGCGGCAGGAGGTTCGGCTGCTGTTGGAGCAGCAGGCGCAGCAGGTTCAGCAGGCGGTGCTGCAGGAGGGGCCCTTGCTGGCATCGCGTCAGCTATCCCTTACGTAGCTATCGCCATGGCTATTCTAAAGTTCACAGGTGCTTTTGAGAGATGGGCTGGTGATCCTGATGCTTTCTTGGTTCAGGATACAGTAAACAACAATGTAAAAAATGTTGATCCAAAAAGTGCTCTTAAGAGGGGTATACTAGGTAAATATGGAAAAGACGTACCTGTTGAAGTGCGAACAGGTAATCCATACCAAACTTCAACTACTACTGCTTTCGGTACTATTGGTTTTGCAAGTGGTAATGCAAGGATCAAAAAGAATGGACAGATGATTACTGAATATGGAGAAACTGAAGACGTAAGTACAGAAAATCAACAAGCTGTTTTAAAGATTTTTGATACTTATGACAAAGTTGTTGCTAGTGCATTGAGTGAAAGTCAAGTAGCTAAAGTGGCTGAGAATCTTCAAGGTTGGTATCGTAAATCATGGAGCTTTGAAGGTGACATGATTGGTCAATGGGTGGCAGATCGTTACAGGACTATCTTCCAACTACTTGGTACTGATATTGGAAATGTTTTTGCTGGGTTAGATCTAAGCGAAGGTAACCTGGGTAATGTAGTAGCTTTGTTTACTATCGTTCAAGGTTCTGCTGGTAAAATTACTGACTTAGTTGGTAGTATTAAGAGCCTTGCTGATGGATCAAGTAAGTATATCAGAGAAAACGAAAAAGGTGCAGAAACACTTATTCGTCTGATTACTAACCTTGAAGGTAGCAATAAGCTCCTAGATGCAATTGGTCAGAAAACATTTGCTAGTTCATTAGTCGGTGCAGATATGGCTCAACAACTTGTTGACCTATTTGGTAGTATTTCTAACTTACAATCTGGATTAACTTCTTATTATGACAAATTCTATACTGAGCAAGAAAAGGTAGCAACTTCTACAAAGAACTTACAAATTGTTTTCAAGGCAATGGGCATGACAATGCCTCAAAGTACTGAACAATTTAGAAAGCTAGTAGAAGCTCAAGACCTTACTACAGTTAAAGGAAGAGAAACCTTTACAGCCTTGATTGGAATTTCATCTGCTTTTGCTGATATCATGCAGCCTATGACTGACACTCTGGCTGAAGCTACAAACAAGATGAAAGAGTTTACAGCAAGTATCTTAGAATATATTGCTAACCTTACTCTGACTGAAGGAGCTTCTGGAAATACTTTCAATGCAGTAAAAGGACAATTTGCAGCACAGATTGGTAAAGCAAGAGGTGGAGACTCTTCTGCAATGGATAGTATTACTGATTATGCAGATAGAGTCTTAGAAGTAGCTAAAGACACAGCTTCAAGTACTTATGAATACGAAAAGATTCTAGGTAGCGTAAAAGCTGAGTTATTAGGATTGACTAATGGACAAACTGCTGGTACAATACTAACTACTGCAGCAGTAACATCTAGTACTACTTCAACTTCTCCTATTACTACAATTGCAGATTCTTCAGCAAGTACTCAAGAACTTCTAGTAAGTATTCTTGCTAAACTGACTGAAATGCAATCCGAAGAAAGAGCAGAAGGCGAAGCTAGTGTTACTAACCTAAGCACTATTGCTAAGGTGTTCAAGCGCATTGACAATGGTGATTCTATTAGGGTTATCAACGTCTAATTGAATTAGGGAGGACTAACTATCCTCCCTTTTCTTTTCAAGGAGAATTAAATGACAACACCTTTTATGGTTATTGTCCCAAAAGATATTACTGACGCTAACTTTGTTTCAAGTACTATTCCAGAGACTGACTATGCAGTATGGAGTGCAGGAACAGCTTATACGCTAGGTCAGAGAGTTATTATGACCGCTGGTATTCATAAAGTATATGAAGCACTAGCTTCCTCTACAGGTGTAAATCCGAGTACAGATACTACAGGTAAATGGGTCTTAGTTGGTCCTACAAATAAATGGAGTATGTTTGATACATCAGGTGGTACTGTTTCAGCTATTGCTGGTAATACCATTGAATTCGTATTTACTGCAGATAGATTATCTTCAATGGGTTTTCTAGACGTAGCAGCTAGTACGATTAGAATCAGAGCTACCGCTTCCGCTACTACTTATTACGATACTACATTTACATTACCAGACAGAGCAGTTATTCTAAACTGGTATGATTATTTTAATGCAGAAGCTTTTAGAACTTCTGAACTAATTGTTACAGATATTCCACCTATTGCAGGTAGTACTTATACCGTAACTATTACTAATACAGGTGGGAACTGCAGTATTGGTAGTTTTATTTCAGGGAACTTTACTGAAATTGGTAATACTCAATACGGTGCTAGTGCAGGTATTATTGATTATTCAGTTAAGAATGTAGATGCATTTGGTACTAGTACAATTACTAAACGAGCATTCAGTAAACGAATTGATGTTAAAGTTCATGTAGGTAATGCAGTTATTGATGCAGTAAGGGCTAAACTAAATAGCTTAAGAGCTACAGTATGCCTCTGGGCTGGTAGTTCAGGTAATTATGAATTACTTACTGTATATGGTTTTTATAAAGATTATTCTATTGATATTGCCTATCCTACGTATAGTGTATTATCATTACAAATTGAAGGGTTGATTTAATATGCTTCCTATTTTACCTCCTGCGCCAAGCAGGACAGATCCAACTAACTTCTCTGCAAAGGCCGATGCTTGGGTAGATGCTTTAGCTGACTGGACAAATGCAGCAAACGCTCTAGAACAGTCTCTACAGCTTGTTGCCACCACAGGTACTAGCACAAGTAGTTTGGGCATTGGAACGGGTTCTAAGGGCCTTACAACGCAGACTGGAAAGGCTTGGGGGGTTGGTTCCTGGGTTTATATCGCTTCTGCATCTTCAATCACTAACTTAATGCAAGGTCAGGTCACTGCTTATAATGCAGGAACAGGTAATCTTGTTGTTAACGTAACTCAGAGTACTGGTTCTGGAACTTATACAGATTGGGTTATTGCTTTAGCTTCTCCTACAACTACTTCTGCTGGTTTATCTGGTGGTGTTGCGGGAAGCATTCCTTGGCAGTCTGGTGTTAATACAACAAGCATGTTAGCCCCAGGGGTTGCTGGGAAGATATTAACCTCCAATGGAGCTTCTAGTCCTTCTTGGGAGGATGGTTCCTTAGGTAAACCGTTAAATGTTCAATACTTTAATTCAGCAGGTACATATACTTACACTGCTACCCCTGGTACGAAAAGACGATTCATTCGCTTAATTGGAGGTGGTGGAGGGTCAGCCTCTGTAGTAGCAACAGCCGGTGGGCAGATCGCCTGGGGGCGTGGTGGTGGGGTGGGTGGTCTGGCTGAGTTGGACAGTACTTATGATTGGAATGGCGCAACAGTCCAGGTTGGACTCGGGGGATCAGGCAACGCCCCTGGTTTTAATGGTGGTGACGGCGGAATCTCATATATAAGTAAATCAGGTAATACTTATACAGCAACTGGAGGTGGTGGAGGTACTTCATCTTCAGCCACTTCGACTTTCCCATTAAGCTCTGCAGCAAACGCGGAAGGCGGTTCAGTAACATCATCAGGTAGTGTTCCTAACACGCATTTGATGATTAATAGTACCAGAACGCAAGAGGGTGCTGGGTTAGCTGCTACTGCTGTTGGATTTGTTTATATCCCATCTGGGGCCAGTCATTTCAATCCAGCCCCAGGCCGGTGGTACACAACCGTTACCACAGCAACAACCGTTCAGGGGGCAATTCATCCTTGGTTCACTTTCGGAGAGGGTGCCCCTTGGCTAGTATCTGGCCCGAGTCAGACAGCAGCTTCAGGCGTTAATGGGTGGGCTGGTTCAGTCCAAATCTATGAATATGCATAAGGAATAATATGTTACCAATTTTACCACCCGCCCCAACAAGGCAAGATCCTACTAACTTTTCTAACCTAGCAGATGCCTGGGTAGATGCTCTTGGTCCTTGGACTACAGCAGCAAACGCCCTAGAAGGCTCTTTGCAGTATACAAACATCACTGGTACAAGTACTACTTCTAAGGCTATTGCTATTGGAAGCTGGACCCTAACAACTCAACTCTCTAAAGCTTGGATTGTTGGTGGTTTCATTTACATGGTTGTAGCTAGTGATGTATCTAAGTACATGCTCGGGCAGATTACAGCTTATGATCCTTTAACAGGAGATATGACTGTAAACGTAACTACTGTCCAGGGTTCTGGTACTTTCAACTCATGGCTACTAGGTCTAAGTATCCCTCTTGCTGCTATTTCAAACCTTGCTGGTGGAGCAGCAGGAAGTATTCCTTACCAGAGTGCTCCTAATACAACAGATTTCAAGACTCCTGCTGAGGTTGTTTCTGTAGCTACTTCTGTAGGTGGTACAGGTGGCAACATGACAGCTACTTTTACACCAAGTCTTACGTCTTTCGTAGACGGCATGGAAGTTAGTTTTAGAGCTACAAATGATAATACCGGAATAGCTCCAACTTTTGATGCATCAGGTTTAGGTGCCAAGGTCATTAGGAATATTGGAGGTGCAACACTTCTTATTGGAGATATTAAAGCTGGGTCTAGTTTAACTGTATTAAAATTTGATACTACGTTAGATGCTTGGATTTTGCAGAACCCTGTAAAATATAATACAGAGAGATCAAAGATTCAAACAATAACCGCTACCGTAGCATCTAATGCACTGACTATTACGTTAGCTCCAACTACTTTAGATTTCAGAGCCCTTACTCTAAACAATGGCTCAGTTACTACAGTGACTGTTCCATCTCTTTCAATTACAGTTCCAAATACCGCCACCCTTGGGACATTAAACGGAGTGCCTGCTAGGTTAGCTGTACTGGCAGTAGTGGTCAATACTACCACCATAGATCTATGCATATGCAACCTTGCAGGGGGATTGCAATTAGACGAAACCAATTGGATATCTCCTACACTGATTAGTACAGGGGCGGACTCGAATAATGTAATCTACTCAAGTACAACATCTGGTAACACAGATACTGTCTACCGAGTAGTTGGTTTCGTAGATATTCAGCAAGCAACTGCTGGTGTTTGGGCTACTGCTCCTACTCTAGTTCAAGGTGCAGGCGGACAAGCCTTAGCTTCCCTAAGCTCCCTTGGATATGGTCAGACTTGGCAGAACGTAACAGGTAGTAGGGTAGTTGGGACTACTTACTATAACACTACGGGTAGGCCGATTAGTGTATCCGTACTATTACAGGCAGTTACAACTACGAACGCAACTATTGTAGTTAATGGTATTACTGTATATGGTGCTCAAGGGACAAGCGGGGGATACTTACCAGCATCAGCAATTGTACCCCCCGGAGCAAGTTATAGTGCAAATGCTACAAGTGGAAGTGCTGGCCTCTACAGTTGGTCGGAACTACGTTAAAAAGGAAACACATGCCTTATTTTAAAGATACAGAAAACAAGTTGCACTTTCTTGAGTCTCTAGAGTACTCTTACTTTCTACCGCAAGGTAGTGTAGAAATCTCAGAAGCAGAAGCTCAAGAGATTAGACAACTAGCAAATACTCTAACTCCAGAAGAACAACAAGCTGCTTTAATTAAATCCTACGATTCTAGCCTTACCTTATACTTTGATAGCAAAGCTAAGGAAAAGAACTACGATAATAGGATTAGCTGCAGTGTAAGAGCAGGCTATCCAGGACCATTCCAAGCTGAAGGTTTAGCCTTTGCTACTTGGATGGATACCTGTAATGCTATCTGCTATCAAATTCTAGCAGATGTTCAAGCTGGATTAAGACCTATCCCAACCTTTGAAGAAGTAACCTTAGAGTTTCCTACCTTAATTTGGTAATAAATAGCAGTAAAGAAGAATTATAAAATGCAAGATAATCATAGCAATATTCATCTACAGATTGTAGCAGAACGCCTAACTTCACTGCATGCAGATATGACTGACATGAAAGACACCGTAAAGGAAAGCATGAAAGATGTATCCCAAGCTCTGACCAAGCTAGTTCAATTAGAAGAAAGAGATACTAACAGAAATGCTAGTATAGAAAGGATCTTTAAGCAAACTGAAAAGTATCAAGATCAAGTAGACAAACTAACCCAGCGAGTAGTAGACCTTGAGATTCAGGCTCCTGCCAATAAGCAAACATTTAATTGGGTTAGTTCTGTTCTTTATGGTTTAGCTGGCCTTACAGCTATGTTTATAGCCAAGCAAGTTGGCTTGATTTAAAGGAAAGATTATGCTTCCAATTCTAGCAAGTATCGTGTCTAGCTTAATTGCTAACAAACTTCCAGGCGTAGCAAACGCAGTTATTGACAAGGGGCTTACTTATGTTTCGGATAAACTGGGTGTAGAACTTAAACCCAACATGACACCTGAAGAAATTCAGAAAGTCGCTGAAGCAGCCATGAAACATGAAGAGTTTATGGTAGAGCAAGAATACAAAGATATTGCTGATGCAAGAGATATGCAGAAGGAAGCATATAAGCAAGAGGATATCTGGACTAAGAGATTCCTCCCTGGTCTTACTATTCTTCTTATTGTCTTAGCTTCCTTCTTTATTTACTTTGTAACCTTTGGAGCTATCCCTCCTGAGAATATGAATTTCGTAGGAGGTTTCGTAGAGTTCATCAAAGTAGTATTTGCTACTGTAGTTGGTTTCTGGTATGGATCTAGCAATGGATCTGTAAGGAAGACTAACATGCTGGTGAAGGAGATTCCTAAATGATTCTAGATGAACTTACTCTTGAGCAATTCCAAGCTTGTACAGGTGCTAACAAACCTAATGCAGAGAAGTTCTTCCTGTATCTAAAAGATACTCTAAAAGCTTTTGAGATTAATACCACCCTTCGACTTGCTGCCTTCTTTTCTCAAGTAGGGCATGAGTCAGGAGGTCTAGCTCAACTGGAAGAGAACTTGAACTATAGTGCAGAAGGGTTAGCTAACACATGGCCTAACAGGTATGCTAAAAAGCTTCAGAACGGCTCATACGCGAAGAATGCAGTAGGACGCTACCTACCCTCTAGCCTTGCTCTGGAAATCGCTAGGAAGCCCATCCTGATAGCTTCCTGGACCTACGCTGATCGCATGGGTAATGGATCTGTTGAGTCTAAGGATGGATGGAAGTACAGAGGAAAAGGAATCCTTCAAAACACAGGAAAAGCTAACTACGCTGATCTAACCCTGAATACAGGTATTGATTTTGTAGGTAACCCTGATTTACTTAAGGAACCTTTCTATGCTTTGATTGCTGCCTGTGTCTTCTGGAGGAATAATAAACTGAATGATTTAGCTGATAAGCAGGATATTATTACCCTAACTAAGCGGATCAATGGTGGTACTAACGGAATTGAGCACCGTAAAGAACTATACAAGAAAGCTATTGAAGCTTTAACAAAGTGAATCCAGCAAACAACAAAGCCTCCTAGGGATAATTCCTAGGAGGCTTTTCTACGTCTGTAGGTTATCAGGCCATCTTTTGAAAGCCTGAAATGAATAAGTACCAGGACCAGTGCAAGTTGACACAGAGTTTCAGGTATTCATCATATAGATATTCAGTAGCTTTATCAAGTACTTTCATTTAGTTTCCTTTCAGGAAGGTTTCTAGAGTAGGAATACTCTGCATACCTACTAACCTTCGAAGTTCGTTACCTTCAGAGTCTAGTAGGATTAGAGTAGGGATTCCTCTTACGTTGTGTTGTTGAGAGAAAGAGGGTTCTTTGTCGATATCTACTTCCTGGAAAGAAAGACCTGAAAGGTCTAGCTTTGTCAGGTTGGAGGATAGAGACTTGCAGCCTGAGCACCAAATCGCGGAGAATTTAATTAATTGCATAGTTTCCTTTCATAGCTGCACTATTGTGACTTTTATTGACAGGCTTCACAATCACCCTTAGATGCTTGTACACCAGCCTGAGTATAAATGTAATACAGAGCTAAGATATTGGGATCTTCAAAAGCTTCTTTGTGTACTTCAGCAATCCAGCTTGGATCTTCATCTGCCCCGAAGAATAGATTTAAAGACTGCCACTGGTCGATGAATTGACTTCTAGCAGAAGCTAACCGCAGTACTGCTTTCTGGTTAATTTCAAAAGCTGTCTTAAAGACTTCTTTCTCTTCAGGGGTTAACCAATCTACATGCTGAACTGATCCTTGCTTTTCTGTAATCTGCTTTACATTCTTAGTTGAGTATACACCTTTCTTTTTCATCAAGTCAAGTAGAACAGGATTGAGTCTGTCCACTTCTCCTGCTGCAGTCATTTGGGTAAAAGACATAGCTGGATCAGGATTGATGCCTTCAGAGACACCACCCATCAGCAAAGCAGTAGACTTAGTTGGGGCGATAGCAATCAAGTGAGTATTCCGTACACCATATCCTTTACACCACTCAGGTTCACCCATTAACTTAGCCAGATCCTTCGTCGCACCTTGAGCTTGTTCCCAAATCTTAGCAGAGATTTCTTGACTTAGCAAGTGTGAATCAAAGCTTTCAAAAGAAAGTCCTTCTTGCATAAAGAAAGTATGAATACCACACAATCCTAGACCTAGTGCCCTACCTTTCTTTGTAAACCTTACTGCTTTTTCTAACCCAGGTAATCCTTCAGCTTTCTGGATGAATTCTGAAGCTACGCAGTCCAGGAAGATAGTAGCCCAATATGCAGCATCTGTGTCTTTCCATTCTCTGTACTTAGCTGTATTCATACTAGATAAGACACAAGTATAAGTGTGGTCAGCATCATTATGTAGAATAATTTCACTGCAAAGCTGCGAGTTATTAATCTTCAACCCCTTATCTACATACATCTGAGGACGTTTAGCATTAGCTTTGTCTACAAAGAAGAAGTAGCCTTTACCAGTAACTAACTTAACCTTCATTGCTCGCTGGAAACGAGTAAGAGCTTCCTGGTCTTTGTTATTCAGCTTGTCGATAAAACTTTGCTTGATTGTCCACCCTACATTTAGATCATCTGGTTCAGCTAGGATATAGCTAACTAGTTCGTTGAAGTCTCCGTGTTCGATATCTAGATAACACGCCCAGGCCCCTCTACGTGCTGTACCTTGTGCTACGTTACGCATAGCGTTGACATGCTCCTTGATTACAGGAAGAACACCTGAAGCCTTGCCACCTACAGAGATTGGACTACCCCTAGGTCGGATATTACTAAAGTCAGTAGCAGTACCAAAACCATTCTTAGTCAGCATAGCTACTTCATGTAAGTTAGAATAGAATCCATCAATACTGTCCTCCATGATTGTACCCGAGCAGCTAACTGGCATGCCTCGGTTAGTTCCCATATTAGCCAGAACAGGGGTACTAGGTGATAACCAACCCTTCCAGAATAGTTCAAAGAACTTTTCTTCAGCTTGAGGAAGCATCGGGACATGCTTTGCTGCAGTCTTGGCAATTCGTTCAAACTGCCCTCGTACTGATCTGCCTTCTGTTTGGTATTCGTACTTGTCCTTGAATAGCTGGAAACCTCCCGTGGTGTACCATTCAGGGACCAAACCTTGAGACTGAAGCTTTTTCCGTTCTTCGGATAGTTTGTTATAAATATTATCTGTCATTCTTTACTCCTTAAAATTCTCAAATATCCATTCCGCAAATTTGAGTAATTCACTGGAATTGGCATCCTGTTTCATTGTATTTGCAAACCAACTGATGACTTGAATATTACCCTTGGTATATCCTTTTGTTGGATCAATTCTGTCAAGGCTGGGTGAAGTTCTTTGTTGTGAGTCCTGATACAAGATCAAAGGCATACCAAGAACAGGGCAGACATCTGGTATAACAATATCGTCCAGTTCAATGTTAAAGTCTAGACCTTTGTGTTTAGCACGATGTCTTGCGGAATATAACATCAACTTTCTTGGGTCTTCCCTATGCTTTTGCTTCTTCTTTTCTCTACGATAGTCAGAGGTCTTTTCTCTCCATTCTTTTTGCCGTTTCTGTATACTTTCTTTATTCTGAATATAGTAAGTATCTCTCGCCAATTTACAACAAGATTTACACCAAACAGTAAGCTTATCTTTTGTGTTTTTATTGAAAGTAAATTCACTGGTTGACTTTTCTTGTTTGCACTTAGAACAAACTTTTACCATGTGAAGTCTTCTTCGGACCAGTTTCGGTTATACTCTCGGCCCACTGCGCTGAAGAAATCATTAAATTGGTAGTCATTGATTCCCTTATAGAACCATTCCGCAATTACATTGTACTTCACATCAAACATTTTAGGGAAGCCTAGTTGCTTAAGGCATTCATTAATTCTAGACTCAACGAAGTGCAGAATCTGAGTTTCAGTAATACCTTCAATCTTTCCTTTTGCAAAGGTTAGCTTGATGATTTCTTTTTCATGCTCATAGAGAGTATTAGCTAGGTCAAGGATTTTAGTATGCAAGTCAGACTTCTGTTCAGCAGTTAAGTTAGATTGTTTTAGTTTATGCTTGAAGCTCCAAGCCCCTGCAAGAGAGTGCAGATTCTCGTCTCTGACAGAGAAGTTAATACCTCTTACAATATTCAGCAGTTTGTTCTTACCTTGAGATTGGTGATGCTTAATATAAGCAAAAGCTGAATACAAAATAACACCCTCAACCATACTAAAACCAGCCAGGGACACTAGATCATCTTCGTGGTTAATGATTGAGTTTACATGCTCAATTCGTTCCTTTAGACAGTCAGTATCTAAGTAAGACAGGTAGAATTCAGGAGTATCAATATTGAGTAGTTGATTTAACTTAGCATAGAAGGGTTGATGAACAGCAAGTTCAAACATACCAAATACTGAAGCCATTCTATGAAACTCTGCTCCATCAAACATCTTGCGATATCGAGTTAACCAGTACTCATCTCCAGCATGAGTTTCATACAAGCTAAATAACTTTAGCGTAGTAATGACAGCATGTTTTTCTGCTTCAGTAAAATTAACTAGAACATCTTGAATATCCTTCTCTACTTTAATTTCATCAGGAAGCCAGAAGATACTAAGCTGTTGGTTAGCAAATTCAGTTGGTTCCTTATATTCTTCAATTGGTAGTAAATGCTTAGGTAGCATATAATTATTATCCTTTTGTTTACACTTCATTAATTGATTCATTCTCTCCCTGAACCAGACCCTTCATTCTATAAAGGTCGATCAACAGCTTCGATTTCTTGGCTTTATCAATAGCTTCACGAGAAGCATACCCAGAGTTAACCCAATCTTTACTTGTTGCTTCATTACCTACGATTCTGTCACAAGTCACCACTTCATTAAATCTATTCCTGTGCTGGATGTTAACCTGCCAGTCATAAGGTACAGAAATATCCATACCTAGTTCTTTTAGAATACTATGAAATTCAGTAAGGTTATTCTTAGCCCAAGTAGGAGTTACCTTTGGGGCTACCTTCTGAATCTCTGAAAAGCTGATGTAACTTAGTGAAATAATATTTAGCATATTCGTCTCCTTTCAGGAGTATGCTATAAAGGAGGGCACGAAAGAGTTCTCGATTATAGCATATGTTTTGTTGTTTTAGTAGTTAAATCTTGAACACTTTACTGACAGCTAGAGCAATAGCCTGCGCGAGTTCACGATGCTCCTTCTGAGTCTCAACGCCTGTCCGTAGTTCAATGTAATGTACAAAGCTTCGGATTGTCCCTTGAACATATAATCTAGACTTCGTATTCCCTTCAGGGAGAACTGAACGAGCTTGTTCTTTTGCAAGTCCATTCTCAATAGCCCAAGCATAAGCTTCTGTAGCTGCATCAATAACCTTCTGCTGCATAATATCCCACTTAGTTTGTAAATAAGGGTCATCTACTTCAATGCTATTTTGTCGGTTCTTTGTATCTTGTAAACGAGCTTCGCGGAGAACGAAACCTAGATCGGTAGTTGGATCAGCGTACCTCTGACTAAATTCTTGAAATGTAAAACTTCGATGTCGCAGGAACTGTCTAGCAATGTCTCGTGTAGTTTCTACTTCAATTGTAATACTTGCCATTTCAAGTGGAGAGTAGTGTTTATGTTTAATCAAGTAAGCGATTAGTTTATCTGCTGTTGCTGAGTTATATTGATTACTTGGGTTTGAAACTCTAGCGCAATATGCTACTAACTCTTTGATATCAGAAAAGCTTTCCTTGAACTCTTCTGATGGTTGTGTGTATCCTACTAATTTTGCTGTATTCATTTACCGTGCCTTTCTGTCATTTGTTTATTACTACTTTCATACATTTTCCTGGCTGCGATTGCCTTGCTTAGAGCGGTATTTCCGTGTTGCTTAATATAGAATAGTTCAAGTTTAGGTACTCCATTGTATTCTGTATAAGCAGAGTAGTATTGATCCCTCTTGTGGAAGGACACGCCTGTCACACCTGTTTGATTATTACGCTGTTTTTTCTTATTAAGAGAATTTACAGACTGAGTGACAAGCCTTAAGTTGTCAATGTTATTATTCAGCCCATTTCCATCTCTATGATCGACAACCAAAGTGTCGTCAGTAAGCTTTTTGAAGAGATAAAGAACTACCCGTGAAATCTGCCAGTAGGCTTTATTGTAAAATACAACCCACTTATCTTTTGAGGATTTAGTCCCAACTGGACTTCCGTCTAGTCTTGAAAGGAAGCTACGAGATAAAGGATCGTATTTAAATTGTAACTCCCAGGGTATCTTAGAGTACTCTCGTAAGTTCTTCAATTGTTACTCCTTAATCTTCCATTCTTTAGTTGTTGTAACTACTTCTACTTGATGAACTTCATATGCTTCGTCTTCATCATACTGAGATTCACCTGAACCATAATGACTAGTGTATTGCATCCAATCAAGAGCAAAGAATTTACCAGTAGAGATTTGTTTACAGATTGTAGTTGCTGGAGCTAAGTCCTTATATCCTGCCTCATAATCAACTACTGTTTCAACTTCTTCAAAGTCTTCAATATCTCCGTAGATAAAGGCTTGTGGGTCTTCGATTTTAATTTTCATACTATTCCTTTACTTCATTAGGGTATGCTCAATAATTCTCTTCAATTAATTTCTCCAAATACCACTTAGCCTTCTTCAAGTCTTCTATTCCATTCTTTTGATCAAACCGTAAGACATACTGCAAGAATTGAATGTAATCAGAAATAAAGAAAGCTGAATACTTATCCTGCATTCTTTCTGCTAGTGCTTTACAAACATCCCTTACCTCAACACCATCAACTAGCATATAATGCTTTGGTTTGTTAATGATGTCAAACTGTTCAGGTGCTTGAATAGGGACAACAGGAGGGACTTGCCCAGTTAGAAGCCCATCTCCAGGCATTGGCCAAGGGGTGCCTGTTGGGTAGTATTTCTTACCTTCTACATACTTTGGAACTTCTTCCATCTTAACCTCCTTAGTGTCGAACAGGAATCAAGTCAGCTAGACTTACAGGAACAAAACCCTTTGGTTTCTTGACCTTATTGGTAAGAGCATCACGAATAACGTATACACCATGATCTTCTGACTTCTCGTAATAAGTAGCAACACCCTTTTCTTTATACATCTCTACTGTAGCATATGCCACTTGTTCGTCTACAGGATACTTAGTCAGGTTATTTGAAGCTACTCGATTACAGGCTTCTGCTACATCAATGTCATATGTGTTGGCTAGTTTCTGCAGATAACCAAAAGCTGTCACCAGGACATCTACAACACCATCTAGTTGTTCCTCTAGGTCATTTGTATCTAAACCTTCAGACAGTTCCAGAAATTCTTCCTTAATCAAATCTCGTTGCAACTGGAACGATTCTAGGCTGTTATTCGTTGCACTACCAGAGATTTCATTAAATACAGCACTATCTAGGTAAAGCAGTTCTACTGCCTTTGCTACTTTTTGGTTCATGTTATTTCCTTTCATGACTTGTTAACTGACTACTTCAGCATCTTCTTTTAGAACAAAGTTCAATGTTCTCCATTCATTAGGTTCCTGCACCCAGTATACATCAAATTCATCCCTGACTACAAAGAAGATTTCTTCAACGTATTTACTGTACCACAGTCTTGAGTTTCTGCAGTTGATGATCTTGATCTTTAAGTTAGGTTGCATCTTTGACCTCCTGGATACTTTTCTTTAACGCATCATACCCCAAAGACCTATCCAGTGTCAATACCTTAAACTTAGCTTTTCTTCCTGCTGCATTCTTTGCGTCTTCTAAGTTATGCAATTCTAGCACAGCTTTCATCTGGCTTGCATTTAGTTTATTGAACTCTGTCTGGATCTTATTTCTCCATTTAGGATGATAAGGATTAGCACTGAAGTCCTGCTCTAGGTAGTTGGCTAAGTTCCTCAAGATTTCATGCAGAGGCTTGTCCGTCAACCAAGACAAGCACCTAGTAAATGCATTCTGTACCTTGCCTTCAAAGGCGTTTGAATTTAAGCCTAAAGCCCCTCTGACGTGCTGAGAGGTGTGGCAGTGGTCTAGGGTCAACCTCTCCTTAAAAGGCTCACCAAGGACTGGATCAATGCCTCCCTGAAGCTCTTGCATCTTGTCTCGTACTTCTTTTACTTCTGCTGCCGTAAACAACGATCTATTTCTGTTTTGCATACTACTCCTTGTCTTATAACCCACACAGCAAATGCTTGTAATTCATCTAAGTTAGCATTTGATTTCATTGTATTTGCTTTATGAGAAATTACTTGAACATTACCTTTGGTATATCCATTATCTGGATTAATTCTATCTAAACTAGGAGAATTTGGTCCAGAATGCAAAGCATTGCTAAATAAAGGAATACCAAGTATATAGCAATAGTCAGGAATTATAATATCTTCTAATGTAATATTAAACTCTATATTATAATTCTTTGCTCTTTGCTTTGCGTCTTTAAGTAATTTCTTTGCTAGTTTCTCCTTATTCATACTTTAGCTAAGAATCTAAAATTGGCATTCAGTCTGTCCTCAGATAACATGTCACTCATATCCAGGGTAGGATTAATGTCAATTCTATCTGAGCCTATCTCTGCTATTAATATAGCTTTATCATGGAGAATATTAGCTACATATTGCATCAGAGACAGTTTTCTTACAACTGCTTGGTTTATAATATTAGGGACTGCTTTAAATATTTGACTCAAAGTATACTCTGTTCCTTCTATATTTACAAAAAGTCTTTTAGGTCTAACCTTTGTAGTGAATGCTTTTTCATAACTCCAATTTAGTTTACCAAGCCTATCTATTAGAACCCTATAAGGAACGCCAGTTTCATCAGCCCACTGTGAGAGGCATAATCTTTTACCATTATATTCTATAAATCTGGTGTCAAAACAAGTCCCCATCGGTCTTCTGTTGATTACTTGAGTACGTCTATCAACCCAAGTACAATTACTAGGTTCATAGTTTCCATTTACGTCTATTCGCTCAATCTCAAGTCCAGATTGATATGTAGACTCCATATCTTCAATAAAATTGTGAATACTTTCCCACCTTGGACAAACTTTTATCCCTCTTCCACCGTAATGTTTGAAATCCTTCCTGGTGCTGTCAGTGCATCTTCGAAGCATCCCGTACCATACTCCAAATAAGGGAGTTTGAGATAAACCGTGTGTTCGTAGTCTATCTCCTGCCCACTCAGCCGCCAAACACCCACAGCTTTTACTTTGACCATTTAACAGAGTTGACTCTCTAACCAGTTTAACCTTACCGCATTCACATTTACATACCCACCTTGGCAGGAAAGATCCCGTGGACGGAGTTACATAAGGTTCCCCCAACTCAACTACTGCCCATCTTCCAATTGTGTTACCTTTCATATTCAACTCCATACTCTTTAAAAAGTAAATCACAGTCTAGAGGGTCTTGCATTGATCGCATCATTCTACAGCACTTGTAGTACATTTGTAACATCGAATACCAATCTGCATCGTGTTCAGTTCCATCCCAGGCAATATATCTAAATGGATCAGGGTAGAACTTTTTGAATTGCTCAATTACAGCAGATAAGACTTCTTTCTCTGTTTTGCACTTATCAATCAAATTGAAAGCACTTTTTGCGCCCCACCTCACTTTACTTAGATCGTAGCTACAGTAGCCATCAATTTTGTCATGGCAGGCCCACTGGTAACAAAGAAACTTCAGGCCGTCTCCCTTAACTGTACCAGGAGCCTTGAATGTTAAACTACCTAATTCAGGAATATGATAGACCTTAGCATTCTTATCTTTAAAATAGTAGATATAGCACCCCTGAGCTTGGTATGTATCTTTGTCAAAACTAGCAATAATAGGAATATTCCCTTTAGCTAGTTCTTCATAAGCTCTAATACTCAACATATCATCTACCTCCATACCATCTACAGACTGGGCCTGCATAACCCTGTGCAAGTAAGCTTTGGCATCAGGCAGTAGAATAGGTCTTACTGTATTACTTCGATTACCTTTATACTGCCCTGTGTTCCCTTCCTTGCTACTCTTTGGCAAAGGAAGCTTGAGCCTAAAGTTGTTACTATCTCCTGCATAAATCTCATGCTCATCAGCTTGTGTGTCTCTGATTAAGTTAGCAATCTTTTGCTTGATAACCTTTAGACAAAATGAAACGGATTCAGCTTCAACCTTATCTTCAATCTCGTAGTCTTCAGTTATTGCTTTATTCCTCTTCTGCATTGCTTCTTTAAACTCTGTCCTGGTCTTGAATGATTTTTCAATTCCAGTTGGTTTATGCTTTACAAGGATAGTTCTTTCTTCAGCAGCAGCAGCGCATACATAAGCAATTTGATCACCGTCAATGAGTAATACTATCTTTGGTTTATTCATAAGTTATCCTCCAAATAGAAAAAGCCAAGAGCCTTAATAGACCCTTGGCTTTATAGCTCAAGCCAGGATTAACCTAGTAGTTCTTCAATCTTAGCTAGTTGCTTCTTAGCTTTTTCTTCCAAGTCACCAACCTTATTGCGAGCCTTGGCCTTAGCAATACTATTGATCAGAGAGATATCTTCAATGACCTTCTGTTCCTTAACTTCGTCTAGGATCTCCTTTGTATCTAGTTCGATGTCATAGATAAGGTTATACTTGGCTACTAGAGCATTGAATAGAGTTTCTTCAGTGTACTTGGTTTGTTCGGTAGTTTCTTGCATAATTAATCCTTTGTATTTGACTTGTGTGATTTGTTGTAAGCAGCTTGCTTGGCTCTGCGTTCAGCAGAAGCCTTCTTTTGATTGAGAACGTATTGCTGAAATACTTTCTTATCTGTTTCTAGTTCTTTATTGTACATATTATCCTTTACTTAAGTTCACTGTCTAAGACATCATATTCTGTTTCACTTGCTTCAAACGCAGCAAAGAAGTTATCTTGAGCGTTATGCAGAGTACTCAGAGCATGGTCATAATTTTCATCCTTGATGTCAAGGCTTAGATACCATTTGAATTCCATGCTTAGTCCTTCTTGGTGTTACGAGAACCAAACACAACCCAATTTACCCATAGACCAGCTAACCAAGTCCAGAAAGTAAACGGAATAGCAAGAACAGGGAAAAGAGTATTAAGGGTCCAGATAGTCAGGAATGGACCAATGCAAAGTAAAGCAATTACAAGAACTAAGATTGCAGTACCAGATAGAAAGTCAGTCATGTTTAAATCCTTTCAGGAGATAATTTTAAGGTAGTAGGCTACCCAGGTATAGGTAACCTACTTTAAAGCTAACAGAAGGCTGTTTAGAGCCTTCTAGAGGTATCAGAACGGTGAGTCTGACTCTACTTCGTCTTCAACAGGCTTACTAGGCTTGGCAGGAAGCTTTGGGGTGGGGGCAGGGGAGCCTGCGGATGCGCCTTCCTCTACCGAAATGGACTCCAACTGATGTTGAATAGAACTACCTTGGTAGTTCTCAGCTTTCTTAATTGTGTTAATAATATGACCGCGGAGATTTCCTAAAGCTACCTGATTATTTTCATCATCAAACTGTAGAAGGAAAAGTTCAGTCTTAGGTTCACCACCTGATTGCCCCCTACCAAGAGCCCCCTGGAATTTCAAATACTCAGTATAGTACTGCTTGCCCTTGGATTCCTTAAAGTGTACTTGAGCCTCCCACTGAAAAGATTTGCCAAGTAATTGGTCAATATCTTGAGGTAGAAATGCTTCATCAGGCTTAACCAGCTTGGCCGCAACGGCCATCTTATGTAGCATATGAATTTTAGCAAAAGACCACTTACCATTTTCCATCTTAACAACTTTCAATGGAGTTGGTCTTCCAACAACCATCCCTGTCCCCTGAGTATAGAATTGGCCCCCGGTCCATAGTCGTAGTGGTTGAGGGTTACTTTTACCAAAAAATTGTCCCTTGTCAATCATGATATCAGGAAAATCTACAGCAAGGGCAACACACTGTTGAGGTCGTTGTGGAAAACACTTGATACGAATAGGCTTCTTGGTTTGTTCGGAAATTCCATCTTTGAAATAAGTATCTGGGTATTTACTGATGATTTCAGATTCATCCTCCGGTGTACCATCAAATGGGTATTCTGCATCTTCAATTTCTTGCTCGCCTAGATCCACAATACCTGCAATGTAACCAACAAGAGTTTGTCGCTCCTGCAAGTCGGCAGTCTCTACTGTAAACTTATTAAGAGCATCATAATCAACTTTATTTGTTGAACTACCTTGTGACTTTGTTACTGCTGTTACTTTAAAACTCATTTTCTTTCCTTTCCGTGTAGTGGTGAATATAATTTACCAGCCTCAATTAGACTTTCAATCATTTCTTTTCTGTATTTCTTGCATAATTCAAACGCTAATGTTTTACCTAATTTACGTATTGAAAATAATTTAGATTTCTTTGTCAAACCCTCTGACCATACGGCTCTATAGTATTCATACCCATCAGGCGATGTCATATATTGTACGCCTGCAACTCTGGTACTATTGTCTTTTCTGAGAGATGCATTTCTATTATTGTCGGCTTGGGATATAAGCCTGAGATTATTAATATTATTGTTTAATGAGTTTTTATCAATGTGGTCAATAATCATTCCATCTGGAATCTCTCCATTAAATATATTCCAAATAACTCTATGTGCAAGATATAGTTTACCCAAGTAACCTACTCTCCAATACTGTATCCCGGACTTTTTATTTGTTTCCAAGTGTCCAGATGGTCTTGAGTACCTTATGTACCACAAGCCACTAGGACAACTCAGGTCGTACCTAAATATTTTTTCCCACATAAACCTCCTATAAGTTAATTTAGACTATTGAGCTAGTCCAGGGCTACGTTAATAAGCTTCGTATATTGAACGAAGTCTTGATGTTAGATACTTTATTGTATCTAAATACTTTTCTCCAAAGTCAAATGTAAGAAATTCGATTGAGTTATATTGACCGCAGCCAAAGCAATCCAATGGAGTTAATTCAGAGTTGAATACTTTAGTTTGGATTACATCTCCATTTTCAGTGCATGCCAGTAAGTATCTATGACGAATCATATATTCTTCTGGAAGACAATCTAGGTATCGTCTAGCTTGGTCAATATTCTTACAGATTACAATCTTGATTAACTTATTGTCAGGCAGCGACATACTGCACAACTTCTACTTTCTTTGGCTCTACAAAGAACCATTCTGAAAACTCAGAGCCTGAATAAGAAGCATACCAACCACTGAACTTTACATATACAATGTCAGTTCCATTTGTAAAGGAGTAGACAGACCAATAATCATCTCCTTGACCTTCACCTCCGAAGCTATCTTCATAATGATAATTTACCAGTTCAGCCTTACAAGCTTGGACAAACTCATCTGCAGATTCATAATACTTCAAGTCATCATCCTCTACACCTCGTGCTTCAGACTGAAAAAAGTATGTAGACAGGACTTCACCTTCTGAAGTATCCAGCAACTTCTTAACAACTTCCTTTAGATTTTGCATATTATTTCCTTTCATGCATTTAAGTTAATTTCAAAACATCAACAACAGATTGTACCTTGCTTCCGGCAAACAAGTCAAGTACTTCTTGGTAGTTATCAATAGCTGCATCCCTGAACCACCCACTACAAAGAGTAGTACAGATTTTGTTAACAGCTTTGATATAAGCTAGTCTTGCTGGATATTTGTAATCCTTCGGAACTAGCATTCTTTCAGTAGCAATTACATAAGCTTCTTCAGCAATGCACTTGAGTTGGTCTTCTTTTGAAAGCTTTTCCCAAAGTTCCTTCTTGCACCAAGCTTGAGTGCTATCCATTTGCAGCTTCTTGTAAAGAGGTTCTTTGTAATAAGCATACAATTCATGCAACCAATCATGAGAGAACTTCTTTTCTACAGCGTCGTCAAAGAAGGCTTCTACTGATTTGTTTAGCTTAGGGTATCCTTGTGGATATGCTTGCATCGTAAGCTTGATTCTATCAGAAAGTACGTTCTTGTCAACTGAATTAAAGAATCTAGACTCAGCTTTGAGATACTTAATCCAATGCATCATGTGCTTTTCAAAACTTAAGTCTCTCCAAAGGTGAGAACGCTTTATGATAGCTAAACCTCTTAGGTTAACTACCCACAACTTCTCTCCTTCGTGCATGATAAACTTATTACTCTTGTAGTTTCTAAGTTCAAAAGATGCATTGTTTAGGTGAAAAGGGCTAGAGCACTCAGCCCAAGGTAAATCCTTAGAGGTGATTACATCCCAATCGGTTGTTTCCTTGATCGGAACAGAAGGATACCAGAAGTTTAAAGCTCTTGACCCAACTAATAGATTTAACTCAGGCTTCATTTTTCTTTATTCCTTATCTTCACCAAAACCATTTAATCGAAAGTTTTCAATATCTCGTTTGATTACTGATGGATGTCGCTCGTAATCAATCTCAGCTTTTTCTCCTGTAAAGGTTGACCCTTCGTATCGAAGGGCCATTCCTTCGGTGATTAGGACTAGGTGCATTAGTCTTCTCCTTCGTTGTCTTCAATGCTTGAAGTGTAGTCTAAGGTTGAAGGGTTGTCAAGTCCTCTTTGAGGTTTAGTGAACTTCCTTCCAACTGATACCCACCTTGCCTTCCCCTGCCAGAGGAACCTTCAACTTTAGGAACTCTCCAGCCTTCTGAATAGCCTTCTCAATCATTTCTGAAACCTCCTGAGCAATCTCTGTGCTGCATTCATATTCTAGTTCATCGTGGAAGTATCCAATCCGTCTTACAATATAGCCCTTATAGTTGTAGTAGGGCCTACGTTTAGCATCCCACTGCATCTTACCAAGCCACTTATCCATAAACAATCCAGCATAGTCCATTGTGATGCCTCCACAACTCTGGAAGATTGTATTAAGTAATGCTGACTTCTTACGAGTAAGTAAGATTCTCCCATCAATCGCAGGGAGGAATTTCTTCTTACCTGTAGAGTCCCAATAGGCTTCAAGGTTCTTTTTCAGTTTTGCAGTTCCAGGGTTTGCTTCCCAGAATGCCTCTAGAGCCTCACGACCATATCTCTCAGGAATGCCTAGAGTCGAGGCCACTTTAGGTGCCCCACCTCCGTAAAGAATGCAGTTACCAGTAATGCCAATGAAGTCATCTTGCCAAATAATAAATGAACCATTTGCAGTCGTCAGGCAAAACGTCTCCTGCACACCAAGAGATTCTTTACTCTGCTCTTGCATAGTTAGGTGCTTTCGTTTTTGCATCCGAATCCCTTGACAAACATTGTCCCCCCAACCTTGATGAGCATTTATAGAAATTCTCCCTTGCCCGATTAATTGCATAGTAGCTACTATTGCTTCATGAATACCCCCCGTGTTTTGAGAGATAACTTCAGAAGTCCCGGTAACATTTCCATCTCCATTATAGAATCCTTCATAAAATGCTTCTAGGCATTCCCGACTCAACTGCATAATCCATTCTGTCCAGTTTATGTCGTGCTTGTCTAGTCGATTTCCAACAACCCTGTCAAGCCAAGCTCTTGCATCGGGTTGAGAAATTTTCCAGTGCAGGACGTGGTTTCCATTCTCTTTCTCTTCTTCGCGGGCGCAGTATTTAAACCCAAGTGCATCAATTAATTCCTTGATTTCTCTCCAAAACTTATTCCTTGACTGAGTAATCTGCATTGCAACTGCTTTCCTCTTACCGCCAGCACAACTAGTGGCTTCACTGAGTTTCGACCATGTAAATGCCCCATCGGATAACAAGTACCCCATAAACTTTGCATCGTCAACTGAAATCTTACACTCATCCACTCCAACAAATGGAGCAGTCAAGAGAATGTTATGCTCCTGTGTAAACTCATTTGCTTCAAAGTACCCAAAAACTTTCTTTGAACTGGTCCGTGACTTAGATCGTCTCCAGCCATACCAGCGATGATTCTCCGTGCATTGGAAAGAGTCATACTTGTTACTATACTTAAAGACTTCAGTGTTAGTGAAGTAGTGCAGCTTCAGTATTGAATCCATTTCAACTACTCCTGTTGCAGCATTGAAGGTTGGAAGTTCTTCACCAACTGAAATGTCATGGAATTTCTTCCAACCCGATTTTGTCAGAACCTTTGTATGCATAGGCAGGCAGTAAAACCCGTTCTTACTTTTATTACGATAGGGCTTCCAACTTGGGTTTTCTTTATCAAAATCAGGGCTGTTATACAACTTACCAACTTCCGGGTAAATGCCACCATAGAAAGCATTGGCGTTTTTTGAGTGCACGTCTCCCTTCAAAAGTTCGTCTGCAGTTTCCCCGTTGTCATACTTGTGAGTGTAGTGCCCCTGAACACGGCCCTCCAGTGCAGCAGCATCCCCTGCAGCAATCAGCATTGAATCATCTGCAATCCACAGAGAACGAAATTCATTTCCTAGGAGAACCTTTGGGTCAGCCTTCGGTACATTCACTACTACTTTATGCTTCTGACGGTGTGTAGATGCAATACCAGTTCGCCCTGCACCTACACGGCCATCATAGGCTAGGCGTGGATTATCCAGCCAGCCCTGCAAGACAGATTGGCGATTACGCAAGGACAGCCACTTAACAACTTGCTTAACCAGTGGACCTTCCATCTCTTCAAGGTTTGGGCATAACTTACCAGCTTCCTGGATCTTGGGGGTAGTCGGAATCAGTTTGCGAGTCGTAAGATCCCGCACTGGCTTACCATCTGGACCTCTCTTATAATTAAACAAAGTAGGAACCCATCCTGACTCTAGGAAATAATCCTTCATCTGGTCTTGGTTTGCCATTTGCATTGGAAGCTTCATACTAATCAAGAAACCAGACTGGATCTTGTACTTAGTATTATAGACTGTTACGTGCAACCCATCTTCACTTACAACACCTTTGTGTTTTTCAATCCACTTGAGCATTGTAGCTGAGAGCGTCCCATCTTGCTTGAAAGGTTTAGCTGGCATGGAGTATTCTTTTTCTTCAGTCTTCTTTAGAGATCGTGGTGGCAACTGTGGCTCAACACTTTCTCTAATTTCCTCCATCATCTCTGCAATTCTAATCTGTAGCTTCTTTGCACCTTCAACATCAAACTTCCACCCTGTTAGCTCCTGACAAGACATAAGGTAGAAAGACTTCTGACCAGCTTTAAAGAAAGCAGGCCATTCGCTAAAATTCCAAGAAGTATAAATTTCGATCCACTCCTTGACAAGATGGATGAAAGTTAATTTACCAACAAGGGTATCTCGCTGGCAATAAGTATCCATCAAAGGGTGATGCTGCAGGAACTCAGAACCTTCAGGAGAGTCGGCGGCGAGAGCCCCAATCTTGATCAGTTCTTCACGTAGGTCGATCTTTGGAAACCCAAGGACATTACCAAAGTACTCAATTGAATGCTTCTCACGGTCAGGGTTTAGGAACATTGAAAGATAGAATGTATCTACAAAATTCACTGGAACATCTTCAATATTATCTGGACCCACTTCAAATTCCAACCCCATGACAAAGAACATAACAAAGATGTCATATCCGAGGCCGTTATGGAAGGAGATATTTGGAGTGTCGTACCCTGACAACCACTCTAAAAACTTCTGCTTAGCTTGAGGGTCTTTGAAGGGGTTGAGCCTTAGCTTGCGGTCAGTGTCCAAGTCCTCAAGGCACATGGTCCAGACTTGAGTAGATTCAAACACAAAACCATTGGCTTCAATGTCTACAGAAAAACCATTGTACTTCATACGCCTCCAATAAAAAAAAAATCACCAAGGGTGTATCTTACAACAACCTCGGTGATGTGTCAATGTTTAAAAGTCCTTTGGACCATTTTCAGCCAGCCAATCATCAAGGTCATGCATTGTGTGAGTTGAGTTATCATAGTATGACCCTCCTGCAGGGCCAGTTAGACCGCATACGCGGTTCTTCGTTACTTGTACAACTGTAGTATTGCGCTCGATTGGACATGATGCCAACTTATTGCGTTTTAGTAGAATATTAGCTGCCGCAGATTTGATAATTGTACTAGAGCCCATAATATCCTGCTCACCACTATTTTCACTCTTTTTCATATGATTGATCAGTACAAAACTTACCCCGTGAGATTTAATAAATCCCTTGGCCCACTTCATAAATAGCGCCTGATCTTCATTTGATAGGCCGTCGAGAATATCCTGCAGTGGATCTGCGATGATGACTTTGCACCCGCAAGCTACTACAAGTTCTTCAATAGTATTCTGAATCTCTTCAATACTGCCATCGCGGTTATCAAGTAGGTAGAAACGATCAGTTCCATTCTCTCTGTACATCAGCTCATTTGCTTTTTCACGAATACGCTCAGATTGCAAATATTTTAATTTCTCATCAATATCAGGCATCAAGGCGAGCTTGCGAGAAATATGTCTAGAAAGTAACACCTCTCCATACTGCCCAGCGTCAAGTTCCATTGAAACAATCCCAATCATATGAGGGGAATTGAAGATCCAGTGATAAATCATTTCATTGACGTAGGTTGTCTTGCCAACACCCGTGTCTGCTGCAATATTAAAGATGTAACCCAACGGCATACCACCGAGAAACATCTCATTCAGCTTTTTCATAAAAGGTGGGAATGGAACCTTCGGAACTTGTGTTTGTTCAAGAATGCGATCATAGAGGTTTCCAGATGCCAGGACACCAACAGGAACATAAGCCTTAGCAGAATAAAAGTCCTGCACAAACTCTTTCTCCTTACCCTTCATCAGATACTCATTAGCATCCTTATACCGCATTTGCATGAGCTTAACCTTACCCTTGGGCAGGTACTTTACAATCTCATCTGCTGCTGCTTTCCCAGGGGCATCTTGGTCAAACGAAATCACTACATGATCAAATGTATCAAGAAATTTATAGTTATTAGCAATCTGCTTCTTGCAATTAGCTCCAGTTGTTGGGCTTACTACTGCAATCTCAAAATCACTTCCTCGTTTTGAATTGTATTCCTTGAGCATTTGGTATGCAGACATGGAATCAATTTCGCCTTCTGTGATAATAACATACTTACCACCTCGATCAAACCTGAACTGCATAAACAAGTCACAGTCTTGTCCAGTCCGTCCGATGCTTCGGAAATTCTTAGGAACCTCTCGTACCTTATAACCAGTTAACTCTGATGCCTGAGTCACAGGGTAGTATTGCTCAGTTACTTCTCCAGTCTTTTCATCAAAGCTATGACGGACCCCGAAATACTTATAAATTTCGTCAGCAATGCTACGGAAATTCCTGCCAATAGCAGCAGTATTCTCCTTGATTGTAGTCTTATCTGCTTCTGAAATCACTGCCTTACTTGATTTAACTTCTTCTTGCATAGTATCCTTTCGAGGAAGTTTCTTTCCTTTTTGTTTCTTATCTTGATTCTCTTCCAGCCAGTCTTCACTTGGCTGTGTCTTCTTACAGACCCAGCAATGCCAAGACCCGTCTGAGTAAATTGCTTTACCATCAGACGAGCCGCAAGAGTCACAACTTGTATGCTTTACAAACTCTGCCATTGTACTCCTTATTCTTCAAACTTGATGAGCCATTTATTGCTGATGGCCTTCCAAGATAAATCAGAAGACAAGCACTTGAATACTACACCTTCTCGTTCTGTCTTTGGGTTGAGCCTAGACTTCCCTTCAGCATACGCCAGGATATCAGGAATGCCTTGGAATTGCAAGTCCTGGACTTCTAGAACAGGGCAGTGCATAAGTTGCATAGCTTGCACAACCTTGTAGCGTTCTTCAGGAAGTAAATACTCCTGTTTTGTAATATCAAAGATGTCATAGATGTGATATTCGTGCTTTTGCAAGTTGTACTTATTACCTTGGATACCAGGGCCTATCAGCTCACCTTGCAAGGCTAATTCCTGCTGGAACTTCTTCAGTTCATCTACAGCACCTGAGTCAACAGCACAACCCCAGAAAGTATTGTCGATATCTTCCTTCAGTTCAAGGTTCCGAGAACAAACCCCTACGTTGCCGTCCTTGAAGAACACAGTCATGGAGCTACCATCCAGCTTTTCTGTAATCTCCCAAAGCTCTGCAGCTTCTTTGTACTTGTCAAACTCTCTAGAAAGGTTCTGGATGCGTTCTTGGTCAGTCTTGGGGATGAAGCTAGGGAAGGTGCCTTTAGCATCTGCAGAACGGAACTCTTGAGGTGGCTCCCATTTGACGATGCCCAGTAGGGATGTAACATCTGATCCTTCAAAAGGTTCTACGTCAAACCATTGCTCTGAAGGAAACTTGGTCAGGGTTTCAAGAGGAAGCAGCAGACCTTGTGAAACCACCCCCTTCAGCTTCTTAGTCCGTAGACGTTCACCCTTGATACCTTGGTATTCCTTCGGGAAGTGTCCTACAGCAGTTAGAAAAGGTGCTACTTCCATGGGCACGAAAGAGTCGATTTCTAGGTATACCACGAGGTCGTTTACCTTGTAACCCATAGCCTTTTGAGCTACAACTGTCCAGCCTCCAATGCTAATAGCTTCAATCAGGTCTGCGCCTTCAATTGGATTAATCTCTGTGATCCTGCGGATCGTTGCTAGTTTACGTTCACTTTCCATCTTCTACCTCCTTAACAACCAAGTATTGAGTCTGAGTAACATAAAAAACTCCCCAGATTTGTAGGGCTATCTAGGCGAATCTCCTGAGCTTTTACATCGCAATTTGTACGTCTCTCCCAGACTTCTACAACTAGTTTTTGAACACCCAGGCAGGCATTCTCAATGCGAACTTGTTTTGTCATCTCTATCTCCTTAGTAGGTAAAACCTGAAATATACATCTTAGCATCTTGCTGTGTCAAGTCAAAGAACTCAGCTTTGAACTCGTCAATAGCAAACTGCAAAGCTTCAAGGTCAAGTTCAGTATAGCTTTCAATAGGTGTTCCTGTGACTTTGAAACCAATTAAGTTGTCTGCTTCAAGAGGCGAAAGATCGCCGCTAAAGCTATCTAAGTGCCCTTCAAAGAGTGCTTCTTTGCCGGTTGTTGTAAGCTCTGTTTCAGGTAAGCCTACAACGATAATTGCTTGATGATAAGTTGACATATTGTTCCTTTCAGTTAAGAGTCCAAAGAGTAGTTTCACCTAAGTTCTTTTCAATAAGGGTCTTGATCTTATTCCAATCTCCACCGCCTAATCCAGCACCGATTAAAGGATGATGAATTGAATCACAACCATCTTCAGTATTTAGTCGATATTGGAAAAGCCAATCACTGAAACCAGCTAAAGCTCGGTCTAATGCTCGATAGTCAGTATGTTGTCCAGTCCTACCATAGGTTAATTGACCAAATAGATTAACCACATATAGATCAGGTTGTACTTCAATAACCTGAAACTCACCCAGCGGAATACTCCTGAAACCAAATCTATTTTTGTATGTAGTATATACTGCAGGATAAGCTTCTCGGATAACCTTAGCCACTCCAGAGTTCATTACTCCCTTGCAATTTACTTGCTGTAAGATAAAACCCTTCTTTACATTTTCTACAATACAACCTTGTTTTACTTGCATAGACATCCTTTCAAAAATAACTTACCAAGCAACAAACGGCTCAACAATATCTAGGTTGTGCTCGTTGTCAAACGTAGTCTTGTAGAGAAGTTTATCTTGCAGACAGTACGCTGTCAAGGCCCCTCCGACTCGGTTGTAGGCCATTGTATCAATGTTCAGGCACTTTCCGCTGAGGATTGGTTGCCTTACTACAGTATGGCCTGAAATGATCAGGGATAAGTCCTCTCCATAAAATGCATGCTGCTTCCTAGGGACTTTTTCAGGAGACTTGCAATTATAGAAATCAGCAAAGATACTCCTCTTCCAGAAAGAAGCATCCCCGTCCCAGGTTTGATATGTAAGCATTTCATACAAGCACTGAGTATCTTCAAAGTCCAAATCAGTTACTTGATCTAGGTTACTGCTCGGTGCTTGTAATTCAGCATGTACAATGTGTACCTTATTATTTCCTTTGATGGTACGAACTCTAGGCATATCTGCCAATAACCTAGTAAGCTCTTTTAGTTCTTCTGCTTCTTCAGTTTCTCCGTAGCAAATAGAAGCTGCCCAATCTCCGCCGTTCATTAAGAATGCTCTAGAATACATATCCCATCTTGGTTGATTCAAGAAAGAATAGAGCATTAGTTCATGATTACCTACTACAGGAAAGAACCAAGGCTCCCTAATAAGGCGCAGGCAATCCAAAGAAGATGGACCACGGTCAACCAGATCCCCTACAGAAAAAAGTCTATCCTTCTTCTTATTGAATTGAATCAAAGTTAAGAATTTCATAAGAAGAGTATGAGCACCGTGGAGATCCCCGACTACAAAGTCTCGACCTTGTAAGTTTTCTTCATGAACGACTCTGATGACCTTATCCCCGAAGGGTGGTTCTTCCTTCATTCCATATCCTCCTTAGACCGAATAGAAATCCAAACAGGGAACCGAGGCTTATCCTTGATACCTTTTGGAAAGAACTTAAACTTAGAAATCTTACCTACAATCTCAGAAGGGTTCTCAAAGTAGAACTTCCGCAGATCATGGTCCATTTCCCCAGGACTGATTGTAATCTCTTGGCCCTTGGAAAGCAAGAGCTTACCTGATTGCAAGTCAAAAACATCAGCTAGCATAATACCTTGCATGTTACCTAGTAGTCCATTAGGTACTAGATTCTCTTGACAAGTACTCCGCTCTGTTCGACCTCGTTCATTAGTCTTGGCTTCATTCTGGTTTGAGTTGCCTTCTTCGATACTGATAATTTCTGCTTCGGCATCAATGAATCGTTTGATTCTCCAGGCACCCATGAAAGTCTTACCACAATTACCATACTTATAAGGAAGCTCTGGATCACGGATGATCACGCCTTCGTATCCTTCATCTAACCAGACTTGCTCATAGTCTAATAGTTCCTGCATATTATGCACTACTTTAGTTTCAACTACGTGCAACTTACCAGCCAGAGGGTGTCCAGAAGACTTGAGGTAAGCTAACTTATCCTGCAAAAGCCATAGACGTTGCTTATAAGGTAGGTCTTTAGTTTCTTCTGTGCAGTAGTCAAACAACCACCAGTGCGTATCTGTTACTGAATCTTCTCGACGAAGGTCACCTGAAGTAATCCTGCAAAGGTCTTCTCCAGTAGGAATACTACCTGAAGTCATTTCACCACAGAAGCCATGAAACTCAGGAAGGCTAAAGGTAGCAGTTACGTGCTTATTCTGGTGCTTCTTTAGAGAACGTCCTAGGAGGTTACCATAACGATTGAATGCTGCAACTCCATCAATCTTTACACTGATCCAGCAAGGGAAGGTAACCTTATCAGGATGCCATTCCTTTGGTTGCATACTTTTAAAACCGTCTTTGATGATTTGCATTATGCAATCCTTTCTGAACTAAGTACTAGTTCCTTATCACCAGCAGCCAAAACTAAGTTGTGCCAGAAATTACTATACAAATATAAATTATACTTTTCAAGTACAGCTATAATCTCTTTCGCTGCTAATTCTAGCTCTAAGGTTTCTTGCATATCAACCCCTTTTATATTTATTAATCAAAGCTGAATCTTCGACACTGAGTAGTGCATTGTTATAACTAGGAAGACCTGTAGTAGCATTAATTAGAGTAAGTAGTCTAGATTCGTCACTGATAAATTTACCGTTGTGCTTAGGATGCCAAGTTAGATTATACTCATCGGCATACGCTTCTAGCTCTCGCTGATCCTGCGTAGGCTCCAAACCCTTTACAAGACCAAACCAGCGAGGTTTAGATCGCTCTAAGTTGACCTTGGCTACCCAGACATCAACCCTCTCCTTCCAGCGCAGCCTGAGCTGTTCTAGAGCCTTCTGTGAGGCTTCGTGAATCCAAGATTCGTCTGCCTGAATGTAAGATGTCATTCTTTCTCCTTAATAACCTTCTTTGGTTACGTTACAATCGTTTAAGTCTCGAAATAGGATTTCATCCTGAAACACCTTCTGCATCTCAGCAGGAAGATGAGTCTGAGTCCGTAGGATAGCAGCAAGGTGCTCGTCTGTCAATAGATTAAGAAGGACATACTTCTTTGGCTGCAGTCCGTCTCTACCGTATGTACCCCAGGTGAATACTTCACGGATCTTACAATGCAGATCTGAAGTATAAACAGCTAGATTCTCTGCTGGAGCTTTATTAATACTCATTCGCTGGTATTCTAATCCACCGTCTAGAATATAGATTTCACCAGATACTTTATCCTTGTATTCAATATAGTCATGCCTGGATCTACTTTGTAAGACTGTACCATCGGGCGTTAAAACGGCATTGTATACCAAATATTCAGACATATTTCTCCCTATGAGTAAAATTAATTAGTTCAGCTTCTTTCCGTGCATTAGAAGCTTCTTGAAAGTCAGTATAATACCCTACAACTGTCCTAACTCCATTACTTTGTATTCTTACACACCACTTTTGTCTATCCTCCATCCAATTAATTCCTGTTATCCCGCTAGAGTTATCTTTTCGGATATTTGTATTTTCTTGATTTTGTTTATTTGTAACAAGTCTTAGATTTGAAAATCTATTGTCATCTCTTACTCTATTTATATGATCTATCTGTAAATTTGAAGGTGGCATTTCTCCTGTGACGTAAAACCAAGCTAGTCTGTGACCCGCATACTTTTTATAGTCGATAAGTATTTTCAAGTACCCTTTTGTGTTAATTGTTCCCGCTCTGGAACCAACCTTGGTGCCTATTGATTTACTAACTTTCCAGTAAAATTCTCCAGTTTCCATATTATAGTCTAGTATTTTTCTTAAATAATTTATATCCATATTTACACCAACCTATGTAAAACGGCAAGCATGGCATTCACGCTCTGAATAACTACTTGCTGTTGATTAATATTCAAATCACTCCACTTACGAGTGTCGCCAAACTTAGTTGCAATTGCTTGCCAATATTGTTCTACGTCTGAGGGTTGCTGCATATTAGTTTCCTTTCCAGGCTTTAATTAAACCTTCAGCAATTTCACCAATTACATATAGGATGATAATTAGTGCAATAAATTCAAAGAATGTCATTTACTTCACCTTTAATGATTGTTTAATATTACTCCAGAGGGATGCAATAACTTGATTGCTGGGGCCTACAGGCTTTGCATTTTTAATTTCAAAATACTTACCATCCGGCCCACAGATACTTACATAAGTTCTAGCTTTTGAACAAGTGTCAAAATACTCTGTTCCATATACTGGATCAACTGATAGCACAAGCCTTGAACAGACTGGCTTTGATGTGGGCTGTTCTAAGAAAAACTTACAATCCTTACAGAGCTTAATATCTTCTTGCATTAAGTAATCCCTGCAGTAACAATTAGACTTGCGCAGAAGCTAACCAGTAGCATAATAAAAATTAGTTTAACTGTATCTTGCATAAATTTACCTTTCTTGCACGGGCGTTCTAGACTGCATGCATAATCTGTTGTGCAAGGAAAAGCTTCTATGCTAGTCCTTGGGTACTTACGAGTATTGTTGTTTAGGTAATTCAAATCAAACCTCCATTATAAATAAAGTCAATCACTCGCTTATGACCTTCTAAGCTGTTTTCACAAGACTCGTCTTGCTTTACTTGCTCGCCTCTACTATTAGTCTCAGGGTTCCATTCCCAAGCAATTGTTTCTGCATAAATACTTCCATAAGCCAGCATAGCGGAGCTTTCTCGGTTGATGGTACTAATGAAATAATGCTTGTCATTAGTTGAAATGAACGATTTAGCTAGTTGCATACTGTTCCTTTAGAATACTATCTGCAATTTCATGCTTAAACCTCTCAGGATCTTTCATAAGGTCTTCCCATGCCAACACCAGATTCTCAAACCCAGACAAAGACAGTGTAAACTTATGCTCAACTACAGAATCATCCAAAGGGTAAATAGCTTTACAAGAAACAGCAAAGATTGGTTCTACTCCTGATTCTGTCCCAGGATTTTGAAAGACATGAATAGTAGCTGTGTGTTTACTACTATCTGACTCATCTTTACTTGCCATTGTGCTTACAATTGAATGCGTATTTACTGCACCGTCTTTAATTGAAATCATGTTCTAGCTCCTTTGTTTCAATGACTAGACTTTAACCTGCTCAAGCTCCATTGTCAAGCCTTCTTGAAGATAAATCTAGAGTGTTGTAAATAAGAGACAGTCATGAATCAGTACACAAATTGCAGACAAAATAAAACCTCCTAGAGATTTCTCCCTAAGAGGTTTGTTTACCTTATACTTACTCTCCTTTACTTGCCATTAAGCAGAAGTCTTATTAAGTATATCTTAGAAGTATTATTCTTTAAAGATTATTCCTTAGAGATTAATTCTTCCTTTGAGAAAATTTAGATAAAAGTGCCCTTTACCCCAGGGCTGTCAAGATTCTTGACCCTACTGAGGGTTGGAGCAACTTTCATCCATGTCTTCCTTCTCGAAAACTTAAGACTTACTCTACCTCGCTTTCGCGCCTTCAACTGCAGAGAACCCTTGCGGGCAAGTTCGGTTGTCGTTCCTTACAA